GGCCAATCCACAAACTAACGGCGATTTAAACGACGATATCGACCAATTAGAGGCGGCTTTACACGCTTGTGCCGCGCAGATTGATACTGTACTTATTTGCCAGCAAGAGGCCGCTTTCGATGCTAAAGCCTGATTCCTTGCGCGCCAATATCATGAAAGCCGTGCCGTACATCAGGAAAAGCCCCGATTGCTTGCATGTGTTTATCGACAACGGGGTCATTATTGCCACGCTCGCCCCGTCATTATCTTTTGAGTACCAGTACACCTTAAATCTGGTGATTACGGATTATGCCGATAATTTGGATTTGATCATTGTCCCTATCCTGCATTGGTTGCGCACAAATCAGCCGGATATCATGGCAAACCCCGATAAACGGCCAGATGGTTTCACTTTTGAGGTGGATTATCTGGATAACAAGCTGCGAGATATCAGTATTGATCTCAAGCTGACCGAGCGAACCATCGTGAAAGAGCAAGAGGGTGTATTCACCGTGACTCATCTGGATGAACCGGTGCCACCGGAATACTTTGTCAAAAGTTACAAAGTGAATGTTGACGGTAAAACTGTCGCGGAGTGGGCCGAGTGAATGACTTGCACGAATTAGACCAAACATTATCAATCTTGCTGGCGCAATTATCCCCACAGGCGCGCGGCGCATTTATGCGGCAGGTCTCTAAAGAACTGCGCCAGCGCCAACAAAAGCACATTCAGGCACAGCAAAATCCCGACGGCTCTCCCTTTGTCGCCCGCAAGAAAAAACGCCGCGATAAACAAGGCCGCATCAAGCGCAAGATGTTTACCAAACTGCGCACCGCCCGTTTTATCAAAAGCGAATCTAACGCCGATGAGGTAGCAGTGACCTTTAGCGGTACGGTCAATAATTTGGCTAGGGTGCACCATTACGGCTTGCGGGATAAAGTCACAAAGAACGGGCCAACAGTGAAATATGAGCGCCGCCAGTTATTGGGCTTTACTGACGGCGATAGTGAATGGATTGGGGATCTGGCGTTGGAGTGGATTGGGAAGTAATTTTAAATGCTGGAGCTAGTTTCAGCATTTAGATCTAATCAATCAGATAAAACTATTTCGTTCCCATTTGTTATTGCGGTCTTGCCTGTTGTCCGCTCAATAAAAAATTTAAGTCTGTTGTAGTTGTTATTTAGATAGATACACTGGTTCAACTGTCTATTTCTTCGGAAGCCATCCACTAGGGTGCTTAAATTTTCCTCCGTAAGTTTTTTGATACTCTTATTCATACGATCGAATCGATGTTTGGCTTCATCAAAACTCTGAGATGCTATAAATGTAGAAATTAGTGCCTGTTGTACTCTTTCTGCTTTACCGATACTTTCAGCCAAAAGCATATTCAACAATTCGGCGTTATGCGTGGGATTGTTGAGACTTCCTTTAACCGCTTGTAAATGACTAATAAATCCAGCGGGATCCATCTTACCAACTTTTAGGCTTACAACTGGTTTATTTGCACCGAGAGCGTAGCCAACCTCTTGGCACGTCCAGATACTGTCATTGAAATCATCGGTTAGCAAAACCAACATCACTTCCATTGTCTTCAATCCATTAACAATCTCATTTCTCCACTCCTTAAGTGGTTCGATAGTTTCATGTGCTACAAAACAACTGAAACCATATTCCTCTAAAGAATTAGCCAGCTCTTGCGCTTCACGCTTATATTTGTCTCTGTGACTAATAAAAACTCGAATTAAGTTTGGCTTCCAGATAGATAACTCATCAGGATTCAGCGCCTCGTTGACTATTTCATTGATACTGATAGCTTGCTGATACTCAGGATCTATCTCAGAATTCAACTCTAAGGTTATAGAATCGATCCATTCATCATGTATTGATTTTGTCAAAATACTGAGGTCATCTTTAATTAAATTTGTATATTCCTCCTGTTGAGAAATATTGATATCTCTCAATATTTCCATCGGCAAAAAAAGAGAAATATCATGACCAACTGCATTATAACCAGGATCAAAATGGGAATCTTGACGAACAAATACTTTTGCAGAACTAAGAACTTTATAGATAACAGGTTCATTTACCTTGTATTGTTCCCGGATTCTTTGTAAGTATCCGGGAACTTTTGGGGGAATGCAGCTTGCCATGATGTCCCTCTTAGTGGCTTCTTTGAGTAAGCTTTGATTGGCTATTGAAAATAACGCCTAATAAATCACAGCATCCCATGAGTTTTAGCGTAATCGCGCAACGCTTCATTCATCTTAGTTTGCCACCCATCACCCTGCGCCCTATAGGCATCAACCACGTCATGATCAATTCGCAGCTTAACTGGCTCTTTCGGATTAGCCAGTTTTGGCCGACCACGCGTTTTTATCACCTTTTCTGCACCCTCTTTACCAAACAACTCGGTAAATACATCGGTGGCAGGGCGTGCACGGGCAAACTCTGCCTCGCCCCACTCGGGGTTATCTGCCATGTTCACTTTACTGATTTTTTTGTTCATATCGCTTTACCTCACGAGAATTGGCCTTACGCAGGCTGATAACATGCACCTTGCCGTTACGCGGTGTGAACACCAACATGTGTAACCGCTCTTCAATGTAGCCCAGTGCCTGAAAGCGCCGCTCTGGATATTCCTTTCGTAGATCCTCAACAATCAGCGCGGTAGTCACTTCAAAATCACGCGCCATCTCAAAGGACAATTTACGTTCAGCAATATTTTTTTCGTTTTTGGTTGGGTCGTAAGATATGTCCATATATTTAATGTACCCCCAATAAATGTATCAATGCAAGCATTATAGCAATCTTCGGCGCAGTATCATTTTCCTTGTGCCATCCCTCACACAAAACCCATCACATGCCCCGCGCGCCCGTAGGCGGCAGACTGGCCGCATGAATATCCTTATTGCTGCCCTCAAACGCCTGTTGGCTAACATTATCCGCATTGGCATCGTCTCAGACGTCGATCTTGCTAACGGATTGTGCCGGGTCAAAATCGGCAACCTCGAAACCGACTGGCTCAATTGGTTAACCCTGCGTGCCGGTCGGGTGCGTTTTTGGTCTGCGCCCTCCATAGGTGAGCAAGTCATGGTGCTCAGTATCGGCGGTGAACTCACCACCGGTTTTGTACTGCCCGCCATTTTCTCAGATGCCAATCCCGCCCCATCACAATCGCCTGACGCCATGGTGATCACTTTCCCTGATGGTGCCCGTTTTGAGTATGAGCCGGAAACCAGTCACCTGGCTGTCACCGGAATAGCCACCGCAGTGATTGAGGCCAGTAAATCGGTGGATGTTGCCGCCCCCAATATCACCTGTACCGCATCAGTCAAAATCACACTGGATACACCCGAAGTGGAATGCACTCAACATCTGACCACCGCCACCTTAGAAGTGAAGCAAGGCGGAAAAATGACCGGAAATATTGAACATTCCGGCGGTAAGTTCTCATCCAATGGCGTGGTAGTGGATGAGCATGACCACGGCGGCGTACAGCGCGGCGGAAGCTGGACAGAGGGGGTTAAATGACCACTTACAAATATATCGGTATGAACCGCAACACCGGTTTGCACATCGACGATATTGACCATATTCGCCAGTCAATTGCAGACATTCTGATTACGCCCGTCGGTTCGCGGGTGATGCGCCGCGCTTATGGTTCGCTGCTCTCGGAGCTGATTGACCAGCCACAAAATCCGGCCTTGAGACTACAAATCATGGCCACCAGTTACAGCGCTATTTTGCGCTGGGAACCGAGGGTCAAGCTGACGGGCATCACCTTTGATACCACCTTTGACGGAAAGATGGTGGTCGATATCACCGGTACCCGCAGCGATAGCGCGGCCCCCCTTTCTTTAACCATCCCTGTGAGCTGACCCTATGGCAACCATTGACCTGAGCCTGTTACCGCCACCGTCTGTGGTGGAAAAACGGGACTATGAAACCCTGTTGGCGGAACGTAAAGCCACGCTGATTTCTCTGTATCCGGAGGAACAGCGCGCCGCCGTGGCCCGTACTTTGTCGCTGGAATCTGAGCCGCTGGTCAAGCTGTTGCAGGAAAACGCCTACCGTGAGGTGATATTGCGCCAACGCGTCAATGACGCGGCCCGTGCGGTGATGGTGGCCTATGCCGTCGGCAGTGATTTAGACCAGCTTGGCGCAAATAATAACGTTGAGCGATTGGTGATTATTCCAGCAGCCCCCACGGCCATTCCACCGATTGAGGCAGTGATGGAGTCTGACAGTGATTTTCGCGTTCGTATCCCACAAGCCTTTGAGGGTTTGAGCGTCGCCGGGCCAACCGGTGCCTATGAATATCACGCCAAAAGCGCTGACGGACGCGTGGCCGATGCCTCGGCAATCAGCCCGACACCCGCCTGTGTCACGGTCACGGTGTTATCGCGTGAGGACAACGGTGAAGCCTCAAGCGAGTTGTTGGCGGTGGTTGAAACTGCACTAAATGATGAGAACACGCGGCCGGTAGCTGACCGGGTGACAGTGCAATCTGCCCGAATTCAAGATTATGACATTGACGCGGTGCTGTATTTGCATTCGGGGCCAGAAGCGGAGCCGGTGCGCGTAGCCGCCGAGAAAAAACTCACTGCCTTTGTCACTGCCCAACGCCGCCTTGGCCGTGACATTCGCCTGTCGGCACTCTATGCCGCATTGCATGTTGAGGGTGTTCAGCGGGTAGTGATTAATAGCCCGCAGGCCGATGTGGTGCTGGATAAAACCCAAGCTGCCTATTGTGCCGGCAGCACCATCACTGTTGGGGGGACGGATGACTGACCGCTTACTGCCCGTCGGTTCATCGGTTCTGGAAGTGGCCGCCGCGCGCGCCTGCGCTGAACTTGAAAATACCCCGGTTCCCATTCGCCAGCTCTGGAACGCCGACACCTGCCCGCCGGAATTACTGCCCTATCTGGCGTGGGCGTGGTCGGTTGACCGCTGGGATGAGAAGTGGCCGGAAGCCACTAAGCGCGCGGTGGTGAAATCCTCGCAATACGTCCACAAACACAAAGGCACCATTGGCGCAATTCGCCGTGTAGTGGAGCCGCTCGGCTATCTCATCAAAGTGATTGAGTGGTGGAAGACTAACGAAACGCCCGGCACCTTTCGCCTCGATATTGGCGTGCTGGAAACTGGCATTACCGAAGACATGTATCCCGAACTGGAACGGCTAATTGATGATGCCAGGCCGTGCAGCCGCCATCTGGTCGGCCTGTCTATTAATCTGGACGTGACCGGAACTATCCCCATCAGCGCCGCCAGCTATGACGACGACGAAATGACCATTTACCCTTATCGAATGGACTCGCACCCATATGACCGCTAAATATTATGCCTTATTAACCCACATCGGCGCAGCCAAACTGGCGAACGCCACCGCGCTCGGCACCCGCTTAGAGATAACCCACATGGTGGTGGGAGATGGCGGCGGCACTCTGCCAACCCCCGATCCAGCCCAAATCAAGCTAGTGAATGAGCAGCGCCGCGCCGCCCTTAATGCCCTGACTATTGACCCGAGCAATCCCCGTCAGATTATTGCGGAGCAGATTATCCCTGAGACGGAGGGCGGGTGGTGGATTCGGGAGATTGGTTTGCTGAATAAATCCGGAGAGTTAATTGCTATCGCCAATTGCCCGGAAAGCTATAAGCCGAAAATGCAGGAAGGCAGTGGCCGCACCCAACTGATTCGGATGATATTCATGGTCAGCAGCACGGCGTCAGTGATGCTTAAAATTATCCCATCAGCCGTACTGACAGCGCGTAACTATGCGGATGATAAAGCGATTGAGGTCAAAACCTATATCGATGAGTTGATGATTGCTCATGAAAACTCATGCAACCATCCCGATGCTAGCTTATACGCCAAAGGTTTCACGCGATTAAGTAACGCCATCGATAGCAAAAATGAGACCCAAGCCGCCACGCCCAGAGCGGTTCAAAAAGCGGTTAATGCTGCGGCGACATTGATGAGAGACCATCTCGATACCCCCTATCCGCACCCGCAATATCTTCTCGCCAGCAAAAATTTATTCGATCTTCGCAATACCAAGGCGGCGCGGAAAAACCTGCAATTAGGCTCTGCGGCCACCAGAAATGTCGGTAATGCTCAAGATGAACTTATGGAGGTCGGGGCATTTGGCTGGGGTGGCCCCTGCATTATGGCCTCGGCGGGGATCAATGCGCTGACAAAAACCGGCATGTACTGTGTCAATCAATACGCTGCCAATATACCCAAGGATTTTGGCGATGCGACCATTCAGCATATTCAAAATGACGCGTTAACCGCCCACCAATTCATTTTCTCCACCAATAATGCCCATAGCGCGGCAAAAGTAGCTTACCGGCTGCGCTCTTATGGTCAATGGCGGGAATGGATAGATATCGTCACCAGTCGCAGCCAGGCATTGCCCCCCATCGGCATTCCACTGCCTTACCCCGGCACTACGCCACCGGCAGGGTATTTAAAATGTAACGGCGCAGCATTTTACCATTACCTCTATCCTGCGCTGGCAACCTTATATCCAGACCACAAATTACCCGATTTGCGCGGCGAGTTTATTCGCGGATTTGATGACGGGCGCGGCATTGATACTGGCCGTACTTTATTAAGCGCACAAACTGACGCGCTGCAAAATATCACCGGCGGTATCAATGGCGTATCAGAAAGTCTCGGCAGCGCAGCAGAGAGTAACTTCAGCGGCGCATTTGGCAAAAGCACCGCTATTGGCAACGACAATACCCCGCACCATACCGACATTACCCATTGCGGCAGCTTTGATTTTGACGCCTCCCGCGTAGTGCGCACCGCCACCGAAACCCGACCACGCAACATCTCATTTTGCTATATTTTGAGGGCTGTCTAATGAAATATAACTTTGCGGTGACTGCCGCTGTGTTAGATAAGCATCAACTCGCCAGTCAGGCGGGATGGATAACGCTCTATCACTATGATGTGGAAACGCTGGAGTATGCCAGTGCGGGCATGGAGTACTTGCCACTCGGCGTCGGCTTGCCAGCGAATTCGGTGGCTGATGCGCCCATCTTTCAACCTAAAACCGGCATGGCATTGGTGAGAAATTTGGCCGCTAACCAGTGGATAGCGGTAGAAGACCATCGCCATAAAACGGTATATGACATTGAAACTAAAAATGAATCCATCATTTTTGCACTGGGGCCAATCCCCAAAAATAAAACACTGATTAAGCCAATACATGAATGATATATGGACAGGAACCGCCTGGGAAATCGATCAGCAGGCATTAAAAGCCCGCCATATTGCCACCGCAAGCCAACAGAAAACCGCGCTGATAAATCAGGTATCAGATCACATCAACATCCTACACGACGCCATTGCAATCGATAATCAACAGACTGATATTCAGCAATTGGCAGCACTCAAACAGTACCGCGTCGCGTTAATGCGCATTGACCCCGACACTGCGCCAGAGATTGACTGGCCGGCGTTGCCGCAATAAGGGTTGATTTTAATGGGGGAAATTTTTGTCTTAAAGTGAGGCTGAGTGATACCTAAAATAGATCAGAATGGCTTCCTGTCCTTTCGAAGCGAAGCAAATCATCAGTAATCTTGTAGATGATAAGCCAGTCTGGCTCTATATGCGCATCCCTGTAACCTTTGTAATTACCTTGTAATTGATGATCCTTGTATATAACAGGCAAGGGTAATTTATCGTCAATTAGCAGCGCCATAATAGTTTTAAGTTTATTTATATCTTTATGGCGCTTCTGAGCTTTTTTCACATCTTTCTGGAACTGACCTGAATATTCAATTTCCCTTTGTTTAGTCATGGTCTATCAGATACCTAATTTATCAAACAGATCATCGGCATCCTTTGCTTTGTGGACATCGACACCTTTCTCGCTGTTGGCAATAGTTTTAGCGGTAAGTTCGTTAGGAATACGCAAATCGAACGGAAGCGCTTTTTCTCGGGCGACCTTGGTTAAGGTTATCCGCACCAGATCGGATACGGTTAAACCCATGCCAGCAAGCACAGCAGCGGCTTCATTTTTTAGGGTTTCATCTATACGAGCACGAACAAAAGCATTTGCAGCCATAGTAAAACCTCCTTTGAGTTGAAGAGTCTATTGTGGCTCAACTGAGCTACAATATCAAATATGCCTCATGGTTACTTTCTCGGATCAACATTTCGTGACTGAAGCTCTTTCCTGATTATTCTCTTAATCCAGGCAGCCAGCGATTCATCACCATCTAACTTTTGGGCCTCTTCCATTTCACTACGTAACTCTGGATCGAGACGAAACTGGAATGGTGGATTTCCTCTTCTTTCATTCATATGTGCTGACACCTAAATTACACTTGAGTTAATGTAGTGTTGTGTGATGACACATTACTATCACATACCATAAATGACAATGCCCCGATGTGCTTGGAACACAACGAGGCATCTAACCACACCATTAAACGAGGTAATGCTATGGCTGACGCTAATAGTAACATACGTGCATATTCAAAGCTCTACACCTTCCTTAACGCCCGTTCTAACACATTATTGGCCGAGATTTCTCCGTTGCGCCTGATTTCTGTTTTGGCTCTAACTGAATGTGAAGCCCGCGATCTGCTGGCTGGTTTCTCGCTGGTATTTGTTTCTTGCAAACCACAGGAGAAGCGCCATGTTGCCTGATACCAATAGACTTTATCCCACACTGACAGAGGTGTTCGGTAAGCTGGATATGTCGCACCTGAGTGCTGATGACACACTGGAACTGGCAAACAGTAGCGAGGAATGTTACGCCGGACTGCTGCATGGGCTGAATTTTATCGGGGATACTTTTATTACCTTTGCCGACAACGATGTGTTGGATTTCTCAGCAGAAAGTTTGTGCCAGTTAGACCATTGTCTGGCATCAATCAGTATCTTGCTACCCGCCCTCACTCAATTGCAAATATCTGCCAGCGGCAGGCTCACCAACAACAAGTTGACCAGGCAATAAATTTCACCGGCTTCCGCTACTATTATCTTTAACGGAAGCGGTATATACATCCCTTAATCAAACCTGTAACTCGTTATTTTAACAAGAAAAAACATTTATCCTAAAATGATGTTGGCTAATTGCTCAGCAGAATCTCATCGGGTTATAGTCGCACCGCAGCGGTAAAATCCTTTACCGGATTTGGCAGTCCGGCATATACCAAAGCGCATGGCGTAAATACGGTTACATGAGTAATAAGCAAGAAATGGTGAGCTGGACGGGGGCATCGTAAGGTGCGCCGAATTCTTTGGTGATCGGTCTGTCAACCCCATCCAGCTCAGCACCTATAGAGATGAAAATCTCAAGATGGCGATCTAAATTCCGCCTACCAGGAAACGAACATTATTTATTCAACGGCCAGATGGGTGACCCAATAACTCGTCGTCGAACAAGGAAGCACTGGTGAAAATTGCAGAAGCACTTGAGCTAGAAGGCTATCTGAAAGGATACATTGAAAGCTATCAGGAAAGTCAGCGGGAAACGATACTGAAAATTGCTCGGTCTCTACTGGCCGAAGGTGTTGATCGCACTCTGGTAAGGGAAGTCACTGGCCTACGTGATGAAGACCTGACGCAATAACGCGTTAACCCCCATTCTAACGGGCGATGTTGTGTTAGACGTTGCCTTATTTCTGCCAGTTTTTCGCACCCTATTTATTCCGCTCTGTGATTGTTTTTTCTCTCTTATTCATATCGATAACTCATTATTTTAAATAGAAAAAATGTTTGTCCTAAAGTGGTGCGGAGTGATTGCTCACACTGATCCCCATGACTATCATCGCCCGATGAAAACGACCCCTACACCCCATGATGCACTTTTTAAGAATTTTATGACCCAGCCCGCGACGGCGTGTGACCTGCTGGAGTTCCATTTACCGCCTGAATTGCGGCAACTTTGTGACCTGAGCACCTTACGGCTGGAATCTGGCAGTTTTATTGAAAACAACCTGCGCGCTTGCTACTCGGACGTGCTCTACTCGCTCAAAACGACTGCGGGGGACGGTTATGTTTACGCCCTCATTGAACATCAAAGTTCCCCTGATAAACATATGGCTTTTCGCATGATGCGCTACGCTATTGCCGCCATGCAGAGCCACTTGGAAGCGGGGAACGACCAGTTGCCGCTGGTCATTCCCATGTTGTTCTATCATGGCATGGTCACGCCGTATCCGTATCCCATGAGCTGGCTGCATGCCTTTAACCAACCCGCACTCGCCGGGCGGTTGTACAGTCGTGACTTCCCGCTGATCGATGTGACGGTAATCCCCGATAACGAAATCATGACCCACAAGCGCATTGCCCTGCTGGAGTTGTTACAAAAACATATTCGTCAGCGTGATTTGGCTGAATTATTGGATCAACTGGTCATGCTGATAGCAAGCGGTTACACTACAGAAGATCAGCTAAAAGCGGCGATAAATTACATCATACAGGTTGGCGAAACGGCCGAGCCAGAAGCGTTGATCCGCAGCATGGCCCAGCGCTTACCGCAGCATGAGGAGTCACTGATGACAATTGCACAAAAACTGGAACAAAAAGGTGAAGCCAGAGGCGAGAAGAATGCCACTCTGAAAATTGCCCGAACTATGTTAGCCAATGGTCTTGACCGTGCCACAGTAATGAGAATGACCGGTCTGAGAGAAGAAGAACTGGCACAAATTTGCCATTAAGTTGCTAGCTAAATCCCTACTTTTAACAGGCGATGTTGCCTTAAACGTCGTCTGTTTGCGCTGTTTATTACCCTTTCCCTTTTTATTTCTTACTCTTTGTTGCCTCATCCATCTTTAACGCATCACCACGATAACCTCCTATTTTTCCACAAAAAATGTTTGTCCTAAAGTAGTGCTGGTCGATTGCACGCCATAACGTCGCTGGGCTATAGTCACGCCGCAGCGGCAAAATCCGCTGTCGGGTTTGGAACCCCGTTTTCAACAGGACGCATGACTGCCTAGTCGGTTATTATGTGCAGGCACGGCTACATCTGTAAAACAATGGTGAGCTGGGCAGGGGCATCGCAAGATGCGCCGGATTCTCTGTTGACCGGTAGTTCCAACCCTGCCCAGTTCACCACCCATAAAGAGATTGGAACCTCAAGGTGGTGAGTTTAAAAACTCATACAGAGAGGTAGTCATCATGGATTTGACGACTAAACGCCTATCATTATTTACCAGCAATATCATTGTTATTCCCACACCTGTTTCTTCATCTGCCCCTCTGCTGCCGGAGGTGCGCTATGTACGATGACACCCCCTGCGACGTAGAAGAACTTATCGATCACTGCCGTGCGTTGATTTACGCCATCATTTCCGTTGATCGGGCCGATGCTAAAGAGATTCTTTCGCTTATTTTGTGGCAACAAATTGATGCGTTACGCAGCACTTATCTGCGGGATAGCGAGGAACCGCTCGAAGTAGCTTAGACCTCATAAAACAACAGATAGGTCACCACTGAAATAGATTTATTGACGGTGAGCTATCCACAATAATCTTGAATCTGTAGGAGTTGATCTGTAAATACAATGAGATATAAAGGTTACACCGCAAAAACCGGCTACAACACGAAACACTGCATAGTACTCATATTCGTGATGTAGTCGGTTTTTATGCGGAGAATATCGCTGAATCTGTGTATCTGTTTTTTGTGCCATCCCTCACACAATCTCCACCCACTGCCCCGCGCGTAGTTATCCGGCA